GGAGATCATTGGGAATATAATGGTGAGTTAATTGTTTCATTTAAAATCAATGAAGATTTAGGCAATTATATTTCTATCTATGAATGGTTACAAAGCATTGCATTTCCTGATACATTCGAGCAATTCAAAAAGATCGCTGAGACGGATAAAACTCTTATAGGTGAAGGTGTTGAATCTGATGGTCACATTAATATACTTTCGAGTGCTATGAATCCTATTATAAGGATAGATTTCGAAGATATGTTTCCTGTATCATTAACCGATATAACATTCGACACAAAAGATTCTACAATAGAATATGTAGAGGCACAAGTTGGATTTAAATTTAAAAAGTATACTTGGTCTTATCTGTAAACAATTGTACAGACGCTTATAAGTATAATATAATGAAGTTTTAATCGTGAAAATTGGCTATGACTTTAGAAGAAATATTTAGTGCTTGGCAAATAGATTGTGAGATTAATCCAGGTGAGTTAGGTAATGCTGCTCTTGAGCTTGCAAAACTCCACCAAAAATATTATAAAATCCTTTCGTTTGAGCGCATTAATCATAAGAAAATACAAGGCGAGCTCAAAAAACTCAGATTAGAAAAACAAGAATTTTATCTAGATGGACCTACTCCAGAGCAAGTTGAAAAGGGCTGGAAACTTCCTTCTAAAGGACGAATCTTAAAATCTGATGTGAACAACTATATTGATGCTGATAATGATATTATTAGAATGAATCTTAAAGTTGCATATCAAGGTGAAAAGGTTGAACTTCTTACAGATATTATTAAGACGATATCAAATCGTGGTTTTCATATTAAATCTGCAATAGATTGGGCACGCTTCCAAACAGGCGCGTAATATGGAAATTAAAATCAACAAAGTTGATGAAGTTTATAACCAAATTCAAATCGATGATAGAGGCGTCTTTAATCAACTCAGTGAACACTTTACATTCAAAGTACCTGGTGCAGAATTCATGCCTAGTTACCGAAATCGAATGTGGGATGGGAAAATACGTCTTTTAAATACTGCTACTGGATTTCTCTATTCTGGTCTCAATAAATATATAGAGCAATTCGCAGAAGAAAGAGGCTACCATGTCAGTTACACTTATGATAGTAGACCAATTGATTTTACAATTGAAGCAGCTAAAAAGTTTATTGATGAACAGCTCGTTAGTCTTCCTCCTAACTTCGACCAAAGAGAATATCAGATTGAGGCTTTTAAGGACGCTATATGTAATAGTCGTTCTCTATTCCTTTCTCCCACTGGTTCCGGTAAGTCATTTATTATTTATATGATTATGCGTTGGCATCTTAAGCCAACACTTCTCATTGTTCCTACAGTAACGCTTGTACACCAGATATATTCTGATTTTGAAGATTACGGTTTTAAATCAGAAAAGTATTGTCATAAAATATATACTGGGCAATCTAAAGAAACCGATAAACCAATTGTTATTACCACATGGCAATCTGTCTATAAGTTAAAGAAAGAATGGTTTGATAAGTTTAGTGTGGTTATTGGTGATGAAGCCCATTTATTTAAAGCTAAATCATGTACTACGTTAATGACAAAACTTGTTAACACACCATACAGATATGGCTTCACAGGCTCCCTAGATGATTCTCAGACGCATCAATTGGTTCTTGAAGGTCTATTTGGGCCTGTTAATAAAGTGATCACCACGCGCGAACTACAGGATATGAACTATCTTGCAAAACTACAAATAAAAATTATAACGTTAAAATATTCCGAGTTAACACGAAAGAAAAATAGTAAAAATAAGTATCAAGAAGAGATGGATTTTCTTTGTTCTCATGAAATAAGAAATAAATTCATACGGGACTTGACGTTATCTTTGAATGGTAATACCCTTCTTTTGTTTCAATATGTTGAGAAGCATGGTAAAATATTGCATGAAAGTATTAAAAAAATGGTGAGCGAAGATAGGAAAGTTTATTTCGTGCATGGTAAGGTTAAAGGTGAAACACGTAATGAAATTAGAGCAATTGTTGAAAATGAAAGTGATGCCATTGTTATAGCTAGCTACGGCACTTTCTCTACTGGTATCAACATTAAGAACTTGCATAATATTATTTACGCATCACCTTTTAAAACAAAGATACGGAATCTTCAATCTATTGGCCGTGGACTAAGAACATCTAGCACAAAAGATAGTGCAACATTATATGACATTGCTGATGATTTAAGTTGGGGATCAAAAACAAATTACACACTAAATCATTTGATGGAACGTGTGAAGCAGTATGATCTTGAGCAACACGAATATACTGTAAGAAAAGTAGAAATAAAGGATGTGTAAATGATTGTACTCGTTGTTTTAAAAAATGAAACCAATGTGTTAGGTAAGCTAGAGATATCTTCGGATACGTCTATTGATATTTTAGATGCATTGCGACTAAAGGTTAAAACATATGATTCTGAATATGAGACTGAAGGAAAGGTTTCAACTGGTTTGGAGTTTACTAAGTACCAACCCTTAACGACTGGTGCTGATGCACTTTTTTACAATGAAGATATCCTACATATACATAAAGATTTACAACCAGAAATAATTGAGTATTATAAATCCTATGCAAACAAATATTTTAATCGAGATTATGATGTTGAAAACTTGTTTGCCAAAAAAACCAGTCAAAAGGAATTACACTGATGGCAAACTATATAGACAACAAAGAATTTTATCAACTGCTAGTCGATTATCGTAAATCATGTAATGAAGCACTTGACGGTGAAGTGCCAAGAATACCAGAAAAGATTGGTGAAGCTTTTTACCTTATAGCCACCCGTACTGCCAACCGTGGTAATTTTGTCGGTTATACTTACAAAGATGAAATGATCAACGATTCACTAGAAAACTGTATTGTTGCAGTTCATAGTTTTGATCCAGAAAAATCTAAAAACCCGTTTGGATATTTTACTCGAATTATTTGGTTTGCCTTTTTGCGGCGCATAGAAAAGGAGCAAAAGCAAACCTACGTCAAATATAAATCTCTCGAAGAACTTGTTATCGACGCTGACTTTTTTGAAGCTGAAAGTAGCAATGGATACAAAGACTTTAATATTCAAAATGAAAAAATGAAACCTATTATTGATAAATTTGAATCCAAGAAAAAAACAGACAACAACAAAAAAACACTTAAAGGCGTTGAGAGGTTTACTGAAGAATGAATATTCTCGGCGTGTATGGTGCGTGGGGTTGGAATCCTAGAAATGAAGACCATATTAAAAATGATATCGAACAACATCTGGTAGAATGGGTGCATGATGCTGGAGCGAGCCTGTTTATAGATGGAGAACACATCTGTAGTATCCAAGAAGAAAGGCTTTCTCGCGTAAAATATGATGGATCAGAGCCACAACAAAGTATTATGTATTGTCTTGAAGCAGGTAAACTAACTGTAGATATGATCGATATGGTTTGTGTCGCTACTCCAGGATCACCTCTTTTTAAAATATCAAGGTTTGAACATCAATTACAAAAACGGCTTGAGGGGTTATTTCCAAAAGCAAAAATAGAATTTTATCCCCATCATAGTTGCCACGCAGCAGTGTCTATCTATACAAGCCCGTATGAAGAAGGTGCGTTTATTACAAATGATGGTTCAGGCGAGAGTATTCCGTCACACGTAGCCCGAGACGATGAAGGCAGATTTGTTTTTCCAACCTCTATTACAGAAAGAGGTGCGTTAGGATATTTTAATAAAAACAAATCCATGTTTAGAATATTCCACGATTTGCCACATACAAATTGTTTAGGCTCACATTGGGCAATAGGTTCAGAAAGCATTTTTTGCAGTATTATTGATATAGAGCATAATACAGGAAAACATTACCGTGGTGAAATGGATTCTATGCACGGAAAAATTATGGGACTTTGTGCATACGGTTCAGATTTAGGTAAAGACCCAGATTTTGAAAAAAAATATATTTACACCATAACAAATGAAGAGATTGGTTATAACGGCAGACCATACATTGGAGAGCATCACCCGCATTGGTCATCAGAAGAATGCACTACTCTGTCACATGCAGAAAAAGCATACGTTCTACAGCGTAACCACGAAGACGCACTTCAGAAAATGATGACCTTATATTATAAGGAAGGATACTTAGAAGATAACGTATGTTTTTCAGGTGGTATATTTTTAAATGTAAAAGCAAACACTTGGCTAAAACAGACGCCGATGATGAAAGGAGTACACATTCCGCCGTATACTACAGATACAGGATTACATTTAGGTGCTGCGTTTCTGGGTCTTGTTAGCCAAGGTTGTAAGCATCCTACTATGCCTGATAATATTGCATTATTAGGTAAGCATTATAATAGTAATGAAATAGAAGAGGCGATCAAAGAATTTAATAGATCAACAGAAAATAGTTTGTTTTATGAACATAGACCATTTGATATTGATAACATCGCAGCAGAATGTATTAACGATAATAAAATAGTAGGATGGTTTCAAGGTAGATCTGAGTTTGGTCCAAGAGCACTTGGTTCACGGTCTATTTTAATGAGCCCAAAATTAGCCGAAAATAAAGATATACTTAATCAAAGGGTGAAGCATAGAGAAGAGTGGAGGCCGTTTGCCGGTATTATTCTTGATGAGTATCTTACAGATTACTTTGAAGAAGATTTTGAATCTCCGTATATGCTTTATGCGTTTACAGTAAAAGAAGATAAAGTTTCTGAGATACCAGCAATCTCACATCTTGATCGTAGCTGCCGTATTCAAACAGTTAACGAAGAACAAAATCATACAGTAACAAAACTGCTTCGTGCTGTTAATGAGAAAACTGGTGTGCCGATTGTACTTAATACTTCATTCAATGATAATGGCGAACCTATAGTTGAAACTCCTACTGATGCATTAAATGCGTTTATGAAAATGGATATTGATATTTTATTCATGGGCAATTATGTGGTACGTAAAAATGATTAAGTTGATTAAAAGAATTTTCGGTTTAAAATTTGGTAACCGACAAATGAGGGTAATACCACTTTCTGAATTTACAAGAGGTTGGTTTATCGGTAATTTCGAACCATCCGTTTTAAAGACTTCTAAATTTGAAGTTGGTGTTTTTAAACACAGCAAGGGGGAAGATTGGCCAGCACACTACCATCGATCTCATGATGAATACAATGTACTCGTGACAGGCAAGATGTCAATTTATGGTACGATTATTGAACCTGAATCTGTATTTGTTGTTCCTAAAAAATCTATCGTTAAACCTGTATTTTTAGAAGATTGTGTGATAGTATGCGTGAAAGCTCCTAGTATCCCAGGAGATAAGATAACAGAATACCGTGGAGAACAATTAGATGAACTTATATCGGAAGATGGAAGAGTTAAGGAATGACTATGTCCTTGCTTGCTATGAAATCGAATCTAAGACAACAATTGAAGAAGCAGCTTACGCAATAGCAATTGGTCAGAGTATCGGTAATCCTGATATTCGTAATGACTGGGAAACGCAGGAAATGATAGAGAAGTTCGCATGTAAAATTGTGGACTTGAATCGTGACGACGTTATTTGTATTGCATATCCTGTTTGTAATACAGATTGGAAAAACGACGGCATTAGCCATTTGCTTTGTCAATTGATGGGCGGTCATACTGACATTGAAATTGTTGAAAAATGCCGACTCATTGATATATCCTTCCCTGATAGAATTGAAAAGCTTTTTTATAAGCCAAAGATTGGGTTATCTGGTCTAAGAGAAAAAACTGGGCAATATGATAAACCGTTATTTGGTAGTATTATCAAACCAAAGATTGGGATTACTACAAAGACGTTGATCGACATGGTATCAATGCTGGTTGATGGTGGTGTTGATTTTATCAAAGAAGATGAAATCATGTCTAACCCAGCAATAGCTCCTTTATATGAACGTGTCGATGCAGTCGCAAATTATTTAGAACGAATTAATTCTAATATAATGTTTTGCCATACCATAAATGGTGATCCTCATGTGATTAGTGAGAGAGCTTTGATGGTGAGCGAATTAGGTGGTCGTGGTGTGCATGTTAATGTCTTTAGCGGATTAGGTGCATACCATAGTATCCGTCGTATGGATTTACCCCTGTTTATGCATTATCAAAGCAGTGGCTCAAAAGTCATGTGCGATAAATCACACCGATATAGTATATCATGGCCAGTCATGTGTCGTCTCGCAACACTCTGCGGCGTTGATTCTATTCAAGTAGGAATGCTTGGTGGTTATAGTAACCACGACGATTCTGAAACAATGAACTGTGTACACGCGCTACGAGAATGTAATACAATACCAATACTTAGTTGTGGTATGCATGCA